TGATCCAGCAAGCTTTTTTTAGTTCTCTGGCACGGAACCCATTTGGCAACTTCCCGGTTATGCTGATACAGCTTCTTCCGGAATCTCATGTCGGCTCTGGCATTCGGTATGTAGGTGGTTGTCATCCCGTACATTTTAGCCTTTGCCATTATCCACCTTGCGCTTTCTGATCTCCTCCAGGGCACTCAGCGCATTGTTGTGCCAATAGCGAATCGATCTGGTACTCACCCCAATGTCAGCTGCAACCTCATCAATCTTCTTGTATTCGAAGTAGATTTTATGCAGAACCATAGCGTGATTGATATCCGTCAGCTGGTCGATAAGCTGTGTGGCCTCCAACTTCAGTTCTATGAATTTATCAATCTTCCGGTTGACCTCTTTCTCGATATCCCATATCTTGATAGAGATGTCCTCCAGTTTGTTCTGTGCGCTGGATCCGCTTACGGCAGACATAGAGAAAACAGTTGTCATCTTTGTCCGCATGGCATACAGCTTCTGAAGGCTTTCCCATCTGTTGTTAATTTGCGTGTCCATCCGTTGGATCTGTTCCAGGTATTTCTTTGCTTCCAACATTCACATCACTCCCCGTAAAACATTTTGTTGTATGCATCATACCGCTTCTGGATATCCGTACTGGCGATGTCAGGGTCATACTGGATCATCTGTTTGAAGGCACTGCACCGTTCATTCTCAGGACATCCGCACCGATATACGCAGTTGGGAACCAGGACATCCGACAGTTCCGGTTCCGTCTCCCGGAGTGTGGCCTTCAGATCCTTGGCGAGATCTCTGGTCTCCTTTGCTGCCATGAAGCACAGCCGTTTTCTCATGGTGTCAATCAGGTGCTGTGCGTTGGCATCTCCGATGAACTGTACCGGTGCCTCCTGGGGTGCTTTCTTCCGGTCATATTTTCCCTGTCTGTCATTGCGCTGGGTGTTGGTTCTGCTCCTCCAGATGTGGGTCTTCCAATGCATTGCAACCCAGTAGGGGATGCTTGCCCATCTGAACTTGACCTCGATATCCCGGATAGGGTCATGTTCGGATAGCAGGATTGCTTTCTTGAACTCCTTGGAAGGCTCATGACCAAGCCCTCCTTTGGATACCGTCATCCGACAGTCATTTACCACCTCCTCCCAGTCACCTTTGATTTTCAGAATTTCAGTCACCATTTTCATCATCCTCTCCTTCGTATTTTTCTGCAGAATTGCCAATGTTTTTTCTGGCTTCTCTGAGCCTATCCGCTAACACTTGCTTTGCTTCTTCCGTCATTTCCCTACGCTGTCTGTAAGGATTTTTTCCGAAGCGGAAGGGATACAGAGGGCACTTTTCCACCGGACAGCATTTCACCTCTGCCGTTGACCCTCCGCTGCACTCCACGCAATACTCCCGGATCGCTTTAACCGGATTCGTTGCCATTGCAATACCCCCTGACTTCTTTTGGACCGATGCCTTTGATTGTGATTTTTTTCACTCCCGGAAAATCGGCCACAAACTCCACCTCCATCTTAGCTTCGCACACAGGACATCTCTTCCATCGAGGACTACCGCTGACCATGCACTCAGAGCAAAAGCAAGTGTCTTTCTTTTGAATCCATCGACCGTGCTTCTCCTCAGAACACGAATCTCCAAGAGGAATGTCCTGTTCGACAAAAATATCGATGCCACCGCCCTGTATCCGGCATTGGAAAACATGGCCTCTGCCGTATCGGAATGCACACCGCTGATCCGTGACCTTGAGTTTCTGGATAACATCTTCGGTTATCATCTTCTTGGTATCCTCGCAGCCCTTGACATATCCGTTTTTATAGGATTCTTCCATTGCAATATAGATGTCCAATATCATTCATCCCCCTTGTATTCAATCACCGTTGCAATGGCAGACAGGCAACCAATAGCACCTTTTGCCTGATTTTCATCTGTGTTGTACTCCCAAAAATCAGCAATCATGGTGTCAATCAGGGCAAGCTTTTCTTTATCAGTCATCGGTTCTCCTTTCTCCCTTATAGCAGATGACTGGGCCACTCAGTTCTTCCGGGTCAATACCGTCATGGGGAAAGCGAACCTTGGTGTAGCGATATCGTTCCGGGTTTCCGGATTCCTCACCGTAATCATCGTAATACATACCAGATCCTGCCTTCCGTCCACCATTCCTGAAGGTTGTGTTGCGGTACATATTTCCTGTTTTCTTAGTCATTTGTTCCGCTCCTTTTCCGCTTCTCGTTTCGTCTTTCTGCCTTCACAAGGAGCGGTTCTGGTTGTCTCTCCGCAAGCTTTGAAGTAGGTACAACCTATGCAAGGATGCTTAGGCATCCTCACCACCCCCTTCTTCGACCACTCTCCACATGATGCTAAGTTCCACCATTTCATTTTCCAGCAACTCCTTCAGGGTGTTCAGGGCAAGGTTTGCAGGACACTTGAAGGTCATACTTCCGTTGGCAGGAACAGCGGTCTGGGGAATGGGGTAATATTTAGCTTCAGGAATAATCCAAGGAATGTCTTCTTCCACCACTGCTTCCGGTTCTTCCTGAACGGGGATTTCTTCCGGTTCTTCCATGACCGGGGTGGGCAGCTTGTCAACACCATTTGCCCATGCAAGGAAGGCTTCCTTGTCCCAGGACTTATTGCCACCGTGCTTTTCACCATGGCCCAGACCAATCCGCTTGATTTCATAGGACATGATGTGCTTGTTGACACCCAGCATTTCACCAATTTTACAGTCCGGAACACGGAACTTCTGCCGAAGCAGTTTGATATATGTAACCTTCAGATCATCCGGCATAGCTTTGAATTCATCCCAGGACATAGGATCATTCAGCCGGAAAGATTTACATTCACCGTTCATTTTCTTTAACTCCTTTTTTGATAGATTGTCGGAGGGAAGGCGAACCTTCCCACCCTTTCCGGTATGCGTTCTTCTGCCTCTTGCACTCCTGGCGGTGATTCCTTTGTCTTTCACATCGGAAATGAAGGAGTAGGTTTCATCCTTCATAGGGTCACCGCCTTCTTGACTCTGTAGTTCCGCTTGCGGTCCCTACCAATGGTCATCGCCTTGGCCCGTTCATAGATTCTGCCACCAATGGCTTCGTCAATGTCCAGCAGCTCATCTTCTGTAAGTTCACTGGAGATGATGGTCAGGAGGCCGGGGTTGGTATACCGAGCGTTGATGATTTCAAAGGCCACATTGATGTCAGCGGATGTAGGTTTATTAGCGATGTCATCTTTTGACATGCCCGTCTTGAACAGATCATCAATGTACAGGACATCGCATGTCTTGTATTCTTCGACCAGCTTGCGGTACTCCTCGGAGTCATTGACCGCAGCTTTGATTTTCACGATGTCCTCTCGCCACATGAAATAGCGCACTTTCTTCCCGGCATAGATCAGTTCCCGGCAAATGGCACAGCATAGATGGGTCTTACCGGATCCGCTCTGACCGCCAAGAAAGAACCACCCTTCCGGATTCTTTGCATACTCCATAGCAGCCGTTTTGATGGTCTTCTGCCACGGCTCGGTATCTTCGAAATTACTGAACTTGTAATCCTTGATGATGTTTTTCAGTCCGCTCTTATTCAGACGGATGATAGATTTGCGGATCTCATCACACTTGCAAGATGCAAAGCAGTGAGAATATGTGCCATCCTCATTTTCCACCAGCTTTGCGATAAAACCCTTATTCTTGCAAAGGGAGCATTCATAGCCATCCTCCAGATGTCTGTTGCCAATGGCATCATTCAGACCGTCCACCTTAAACTGCTCATATTCCTTGGGAGAGAGGTTAAATGTAGTGTCCGATCCGTACCTCCGAAGAATTTCCTGAATGTTGTCCATAGTTGTTTCTCCTTTCAGTTGTTGGGGAATAATTCTCATCCAGGTAATCTACATATCCTGAATTGAAAAATGTGCTTCCGTTCTGTGGCTTCCTCCAGGAAGCATCTTTCTTCAGTTCTGTCAAGTATCGCTCAATTGCCTGTTCCATAGCATCATAGCCTATCTTATACAAGGCTTTCCGCTTGGCTTCAGACACTTGACCTTTTCCTTTTTTCACGGGATACATTTCCCAGATAGATTCAAAAAATGCCTCCACATCAGCCTTTGAAGGCTGAGCTGCACTATTTTTACTCTCCTTATCTATACTATTCTTATCTATACTATACTGTGGTTCCGCTTGGTTGCCGTTTGGTTGCCAGGTGGTTGCCATAGCATCTGCTGACGGGATTTCCAGCACATCCTGTGCTTCGGAAAGCCTTTCCGTATAGGCATTGTTCTCCTTCACTTCCAGCTGAGCAAACTCTTCCTGGTACTGTGTTGGATTGTAACGGTCTTTTCGGAGTGTGTTGTGCATCCTCCAATGCTTGATCACGATAACACCGTTGGCAAAGCCTATAACGAATCGCTTTGCAAGCAGAAGCTTCAGATCATCCTCCGATGCACCGATTGTTCTCTGAATCCGCTTTGGATTGTTGATAAATCCATCGTCATCTGCTCTCATATTCAGGTGGAAATACAGTGCCTGTGTTGACAGTGGCATATCCAGAAAAGGATCGCTGTCAATGATCTTCTGCGTGAACATCCGCTTTTCAGCCAACAAGGATCACCGACTTTCCTACATCAGAGAACTTATAAGATGTCCGCTGCTTCGGATCGCCATACTCCACACCGAACCATTTGTGTTCCCTGTTGATCTCCACAATGACTCCTTCTATCTCGCATCGGCATTCCTCAATACCAAAACCATATCCGGTTTCAAAAGGGTCAAAGCGCACCTTCTGACCGATGGTCACATATCGTTTTGCCATCAGGACACACCCCCTTCCGGTTCCTTGATGAAGTACCGAAGATATCTGGTTTTGTCACCTTCGGAATTTACCCGTTCTTCCCAAATGCTCTGGACATCATATCCGGACTTTCTCAGTTCACTGATTCGCTTGGACGGGCTGTTCATATTCAGCAGTACCGCTGCCTCACGATTTGTGATAGACCCGTGTTCAGCGCAGTAGCCAAGAATTTTTCCTTTCTGTGTTGCCGGGTTCATATCATCACTCCTTCCTAAATGTCACCAGTTTCCCGGTGCTGTGACCGTTCACTGGAAAATCCCTCCGGATATCTCCGCATCAGCTTGTCGATGTTCATC